ACACCCATAATCATATAGTCTCCACTATCATTAGTTTTTGTTGTAAACCTATAATACTTATCGTAAATTTCTACGGCAGTACTTCCTGTTAGAACATCAGATTTTGTTGGTAATGTTCCAGTCGCAGCATGTTTTGAATAAGAAGGAGTATATGGTAATAGATTGTATCGATATCCGTCACTATTTTTATCACTTGGTGATTTGTATGGATAGATACTTGTAATTATTGGGTTTGATTCGTCAACCTGTTCGATAGGTATGAATATAGAAACTCTAGCATTTGGTACTCCAAATCCATTGTTTGCGGTGACTCTACCAACTAAAACACCATAGTCAGCACAACTTCTTGTGTAGATATCTGTTTGTTGTATTTTAAGAGATAAAATTTCTAAGAACTCAAACTCTTGGTCTAACTGTACATTAATTGATTTGTTAATACCAAGTTCGGTCTTAATTCTATATGAATCACCCATATAATATCTTTAATTTATAAATAGTTTATGTGTAATTTTTAAGAATCAAATAGACACACATTGTAAATTATAAACCAAAGCTTAGGATAATAAACCTATTAAGAGAATGTAGTGGATTGGAAATTAACTACCGAAACTTTAATATCCTTATTTGGATATCTTATTTGATATACTTGAGAAGGTTGAGCGAAAATTGTATCCGCAACAGGCGAGATTTGTCTTGTTTCAGGATCGGAATACTGCATAGACGTTTCAGCCGAAGAATATTGCCCTCCAACATTATTAAATACCTTAATTCCTGCCACTGTAAGGACTCCATTTTGATTTTGTACAATACTTTGAATTTCGGATAAATAGACATTTTGTCCCAACTCTCTTACCTGTGGATTAAAATAAGTTGAAATTCTGTCTACAACGTCAGCAATAACTTGTCCTGAGTTCTGTGCCGAAGTTAATACAATCGACACTTCTATACTTAAATCAATAACCTCAGCTGTAAAAATGGATATATAATCATTTATCATCCTATAGTTAGACAGATAAGTCGCAACATTCTGTTTCAAAGTATTAGAAACAATGTTTGTCAATTTTCCTGAAGTATCATAAGATAATAGTTGAATTAAAATTTTATTATTATTTTCTGTAACGGAAACTTTTGCGGGTGCACCAAACTCTGATGGCATATTCCTGATAATAGATTCATAATCTTGAACGGTAACCGCTCTTTTTTGGGCTGAGAAGTTAAACGAAACGTAATTTCTAATTTCTTCCAAAGAAGGTAAACCTGCCCCACCAATCGCAGCAGTAACGTTATTACATCTTAAAGAATTGACTACCGAAGAATTTGTAAGTTCTGATGGACCATTAACAAAGAAAGACACCGTACCAATTTGAGTAATAACATTTGTTCCCAAGTTAGTTCCTAATCCACCACCCACTCGGTATTGAACAAATAAAGTTGAATTAGGTGTTAAAGCCGAACCTAAAGATAAATTGTTTGAATATCTTTGTAAGTCTATTGTCGCACCTAATGTTGTAAATTGATTCAAAGCATCTTGAGCAGTATTTGTTCCTCCACCGAAAGTTAATTTCTTAAACCCTTCAGGAGTGTATTCACTAATGAATCTATTTTGTGTTTGGATATATCTACCAACTTTGATTCCTGGCTGGTCAGAAACTTTTGTAGGGTCTTCAATAAAGACTCTATCTTCGGCAAGGGCATCAACTTCATACCACTTATTAGAAATACCTAAGAATTCCGCAGTTGTAGGTATATTTGTATATGCTGTACCACTCTTAAGTAATACACTTGTGATTCCTAATACGTTTTTTTCAGGTAAGAATAATTCAAAAAATGGCTTAACATCGTTTGGAGTGATAACCCTTTTGAAAACTTTGGTAATACCATTAACAACTAATTCTCTTTTGGTAATAGTATAATTCACCAAAACATTATTAGCATTGAAGTTAGGTATTTTTAATCTATTAGGAAATCCTTGGGCGTTATATGGTGATGTAAAATCAACATCATATATGTTTTCAAATATAATACCAGCTCCTGATACTTGAGACCCTCTGGCTAAAGTCCCAAGGTATCTCTCGTCCTCTTTATCTCCAAAGGCAGGTACGGTAATTGAAAAATCAACTAAAGAAACTGACGGCCTTTGTCCCGGTAGTTTTAATCCATAAGTTCTAGCAATATTATATATTGAAGATCTTTGTTGCGCGTATTGAAGAACTGTCTCTTGAATACTTCTATCAATATGATAATGTAAATTATCCGCAACCGCGGCATTCAAGTCCAAAAATACTGAGAATACAGACGCATCATTAAAATCTTGAATCAGCTCAGGATAGTATGTTCTTACATAGTTTAATAACTCAGTTCTTATCCCCTGATAATCTCTGGTTGTATATGAAATTTTACGATTTGCCATCTATATTAAATATTAATAATAACAAAATCACTTTGAGAAAAAGTTGACCTGTTGTTTGAGTAATCTATTCTAATTTTTGCAGTGTATTCCGAAGTACCTTTACCGGGTAATCTATAAATTGGAGACTCACTTGTCCCTACCGTATTTTCACCGAGCATGGTATCAACTTCTTCCATAGGGTCCGCAGGTGTAATTGTTATTTGATTCAATAACAGGTTTGGCATAAAAGTTTGAACTGAATCCCTAATATCTGATTGTATCGCGTCAAAAGTTAAACCATCAAATGGCTCAAACAAAAATTCGTATAATCTGGTACCAAAGTCTGGTAAATAATACCGGCTTCCTTTTCTTGTTAGAAGTAAGTGAATCAAATCCGATTTGATTTGCTGTGATTCTAACTGAGTGAGTTCTAAATAATCACCTCTTCTCGAATCTCTGAAAGGAAAGTTTATTCCATATGTTACTCCGTTTGCCATAAAGATAAATATAAGACCCTTGTTTTTCCTTATAAATAGCCACAAATAAAAAATCCCGATTTATATCGGGATTAATTATTTAATTAAGAAGAACAACCGAAACATTCAATTTCAATTCCTTCTGGTTTTGGTGGTAAATTCATACTACTATAATCAACTTTAGGAACTTCAACATTTGGTTTTGATTTTTGTACCTTTGACATATCCAACGCTAAGTGTTTAGCCCCCGTTGAAATTGCCTTAGTCCTTACATAATAACATAATGTTTTCAAACCTTTTTCCCATGAGTGAAAGTGAGATGATGTAATTTTAGACAACGTAGGGTTCGACATATATATGTTCATAGACTGAGATTGGTCAATGAATGGTGCTCTATCTGCCGCCATATTAATCAAGTCTCTCTGAGAAATCTCCCAAATTGTTTTGTACTTTGGAATCAGGTGTTCAATTCTTTTAACTTTTTTGTTGTAATTTTTATCTTCAGGGTCAAGGTATAAATTAAAGTTAATATTCTGAATGGAACCTTCGTTCAAAATTATTTCATTCTTTAAGTCTTCAGACCAAATACCAATTTTTTCAAAATCGTTAATCAAGTATTTGTTCACAATCATAATTTCACCTCCAACAACTCTTCTGTTGAATAGTGCCGAATGTGCTGGTTCAGTCATTTCGAATGAACCTGTAATTTTAGCTGAAGATGCGACCGGCATCTGAGCGGTGAACAAAGAATTACAAACACCAAATTCTTGAACATCTTTCTTCAATGTTTCCCAATCTAAGAATAGTTCAGAGTCATTAATTTCCCACATATCAAATTGGAAAATACCTTTAGACATTGGAGAACCTTTGAAGAATTCGTAAGGTCTTCTGATTCCTTTTTTACACAAATCATTACTTTCAGTGATTGCCGCGTAATAAATTGCCTCAAAAATATTCTTATTCAAAGTCTTAGCTTCGTCAGAAGTGAAAACATAATCTAAAAGACAGAAAACATCCGCTAAACCTTGTACTCCAATACCAATCGCTCTTTGTTCTAAACCTCCTTTAAGACCTTTTTCAGTTGAATAATTATTCTTGTCGATAACATTGTTCAACGCTCTAACAGCCTTTCTGACTTCTTCAATCAATAGTTTGTAATCAAACTTACCATCAACAATAAAGTTTTTAAGTACGATTGATGATAGTGTACAAATCGCAGTTGTATTCTCATCAGTATACTGATAAATTTCATTACATAGGTTAGATTGTTTAATCACACCAATGTTTTGATGGTTTGTTTTTTTGTTTGCACTATCTTTAGCACATAGGTAAGGTACACCAGTTTCGACTTGAGATTCAATCACTTTACTCCAAATCTCTTGAGCTTTCACTTTACGACCGATTCCTGCGTTTACCGCTAACTGATAGTTTCTTTCATATTCATCACCGAAACATTCCTGTAAAGGTTTGATACCCGCTTTGATAATATCATTTGGACAGAACAAATACCAATCTTCATTGTTTTTAACTGCTCTCATGAAGTTATCAGGAATCCAAAGTGCGGTAAATAAGTCTCTCGCTCTTAATTCTTCAGCACCTGTATTCTTTTTGATATCCAATAAATCAAAAATATCTTTGTGCCATGGTTCCAAGTATATCGCAGCACTACCAGGTCTTCTTCCTTGTTGGTTAAAGAATCTCAATGATTCGTTTACAATCTTAAGATATTTTAACAATCCACCAGCAAATCCACCAGATGATTTGATTCTACTTTCTTTACTTCTGATGTTTGACATAGACAATCCAATACCCGCAGCATCTGAAGAATATGTTGAGATATCATTCAAGGTTTTTAGTAATCCTTCTCTTGAATCTGAATTATTATAATGTAACACACAAGACGCTAACTGAGGAACTTTTGTTCCTGAGTTAATCATAATTGGTGTAGCCTTAGAAATTCTCTGACTTGATAATGAATGATAATATTCTACCGCTTCTTCAAATGAATTAGTTACCCACAGAGCAACTCTCATATACATGTGTTGTGGTCTTTCAATTACTTTACCTTGAGGAGTTTTCAGCAAATACATTTCTTGTAAAGATCTCCATCCGAAGTAATCAAAGTTGTAATCATTCTCATGATTGATTACCTCATCAATCTTAGACGGTCCATACTTTTCAATAACCTCCATTAGTTCATCATGAACGACACCATCAACATGAAGGGTATGCATTACATTTGAAAAACTTGGGTCAGTTTCTTTATGATACGATGAGATAGCAACTGAAGACGCAAGTCTTGAATAATCGTAGTGACTTCCGGTGTATGCTGCGGCAATTTCATATACAAGTTTATCTAACTCTTTTGTGGTTATATTACCTTCAGTTGGTACTGATGTAATTACCTTGATGAATATCTCATCAGAGTTTACAGTCAACCCTTTTGCTGCTCGTTTAATTCTATTATAAATTTTTTGAGGATTAAATGCAACATCATCCCCGTTTCTCTTTTTAATTTTTAATGACATCATAGATATAAAAGTATTAAATTAAAAATCAGAATCAAATGATAACTCTTCGTTTAGTTTAGCTTTTTGGTATTCCATTGTTCTTGACTCAAAG